AATAGACTCTGCTGTATCAGAAAAGAAGACGGCAGACTTTTCGGTAATTGTATGTGTTGGGGTAGATTATCAAAACAATTGGTACATATTAGATATTGTCAGAGATCATCTGTCTCCAGGCAGATTGATTGATGAAATATTTGCTATGGACACTAAATGGAGGCCGATTACCATAGCGGTAGAAAAGACATCCTTTGCCCAGACTTTACAGTATTTTATAAACCAGCAGATGAAATTAAGAAATCACCCTCTATACTTTACAGAACTTGTGCATAATGAAAGATCCAAAGAAGATCGTATATTAGGACTTGAACCTAAATACGCCAATGGGGATATATTCCATAATAAACAGATCTTTTATATCAGAGAATTAGAAGACGAATTAAAAAGATTTCCAAGGGCAAAGCATGATGATATATCAGATGCCTTGGCTAATGGGCTGGATGTATGTTTTCCTCCCAGGCATAAAACCCAGAGGGATGAGTGGGATACACCAGTTAGAAAAAGACGTGCTGGTAATTATCCTGCATAATGTATACATAAGTTATACTAGAAGTAGCTATGCTTAACTTTAGAAAAAACGACAAAAACAAAATAAACACGATTTATCAACCAGACGAGAAGATTCAATTTGACAGAGAAATGGTATATAAGCGTTTCGGTTTGATGAAAGATGCTAAAGTTTGGTTTGGCGTTCCTTTGGATAGAAAGTATGACGAGTGGGAAAAGCAATATGAAGCTTACCGTGAACCCAGAGATCCAGGTGATTGGCAATCAAATATATACCCACCTTTAACATGTTCAATTATAGAGCAGGAACTAGCTGAAATAGTAGGACAAACTATACGCCCCAAAGCTTCTCCAAGAGGTCCTGAAGATAAGCATAAAGCCAGACTTGCTAATTACATATCTGATTACACATGGGAGATAGGACAAGGTGATTTAGAACTAGCTGATTCATTTAAGCAATGTTTGGTACTTGGTAATACTGTTTGGCAGGAAGATTTTTGGGTAGATAAAAGAATGGTTCAGGTTGTTAAGAAGTTATCTATTGAGGAAAACAAACAAAAACTGGAGTTTGAGAATAAAGAAGTATTTGATTTTAACGATGTTTACGGAGAGACCGTAGATATTAGAAACTTCTTTTTAGATCCAGGTGCTAGAACAATCAACCGAGGTAGAAAAAAAGCCAACGATTGTATACGCAGATACATAATGAATATAGATACTTTTAATGAAACTTTTAAGGGATCTATATTTGATATGTTTGGTGTAGTTGATTTGGTTAAGGTTGGGGTTACTTCTGACTACTGGCAATATTACCAACCACCTTCTGGGATTAAAAATGATGATGTTGAATGTTTATTCTATTGGGGAAGAAGACCTGATAAATTAATTATCATAGCTAACGATGTCGTTATTTATGATGGACCAAATCCCTATAATCATAAACAATTACCTTTTGCAGCAGCTACAGATGTTACAAGGCTAAGAGGATTCTGGGGTAGAGGTGAAGCAGAGTTGTTAGAATCAATTCAAGACGAACTTACTACAAACAGAAGAATGAGGATTGATAGAAACCATATTGACCTTTTCAAGATGTTTTTGGTTTCCGATAGAGAAACCTTGGATGATGACGAGGCAGTGGTAGCTCCATCCAGATTTATGTATGTTACAGATCCCAATAACATTAAGTCTTTAGACTATAAAGAGATGTCAGCCAACGCATATATGGAAGAAGACCGTTTGAAGCAAGATGGTAGAGAAGTAACAGGTGTAACTTCTCCTCAACCTGCGGGAACTGCCACCGAAGCTGCAATATTTAAAGAATCCACGATGAAGATTTTACAAAAGAAAGTTTGGAGATTTGGAAAAGAATTTTTATGGGACATTATGGCTTTAAGATACCCCAACATTGTTCAATTTTATACAGAACCTAAGATTGAAGAAATTGTAGGTGAGGTCAAAGCTTCTGAATTTAGACGTATTGAAACTAACAACATAGAGATAAAGATGACAAATACTGGAGAGTTGGTAGAAGAAAGAAAGAAGGGAACTTATTTCTTTGACGTTAAACCAGAGGACATTAAGCCGTATTACGGATTATTCAATCTTAAATACACATCCGAACCGTCATTTCCGCTTTCTAAGCCTTTAAGACAGCAACAAACAGATAAGTTCTTTGCTTCTCCATTAGTTTCTGCTGCAATTAAGACAGGGTATTATGATCTAAATAAAGCGGTTGATATGTATGCTGAAGAATATGATTATGATCCCGATGATTTGAAGAAGGTTACGGTTGAACAAGGCCAGGGTGGTGGTGTTAACGACCAACTTCTGATTGAAATGGCTGGAAAAGAAAATGAGTTAATGCTTGATGGTAGGAAATTACCTCCCACACCTTATTCTATAAGGGCGCACACTGACTTACATCTGGCATTTATGGATTCAGAACCATTTAAGAAGGCGGTACAGGCTGATATGGAGATAATGAGAGCATTTTTGGAACATATCATGGGTGAAGCTACAGCTCAAAAGTTAAGAGGTGGTGGAACTCCCGATATGGGAAATGAAGGTGCATCGGCAGAAGAGTTAGCATACACACAAAATAATGGCTCTTCCACATCTGAAGGCATTATGAATGGTCCTGCTAAAGCCATGAATCCTGCAAAAGTCCAGGGAGCTGAATTTACTCCGACTGGAATGATGCAAAAGTAGTATAAAATCATATTATGGTTGCTAAAAAAGGTACTACAAAATTTAATACGCCTTTAGAAGAGTTAGAAATCATGGATGGCTTTTCCGATTCCCCTCAATATGCGGTATTGCAGCGTTGGGCGAAAAGATATATAGCCAATTTGAAGAATGTTTCCTTTAAATTATTAGAACACGAACCCTCTTTTATAGCTAAACACGCTGAATATGCAGGTCAGGCACTCGGAATTATGACGATGCTTAGATTTATTAAGGATGTTCAGAAAGAAATAAACAAAGCGGAGGATAAGAAATGAATTTATCTGAAATTTGGGACAATTTAATGGGATATTTCCAAAATACCGATGTTCAAAGACAGGGAAATGGGGTTGTTGCATCTTCTCAAAAGCCTATGAGGGTAATGAAAGGCTGGGTAGATGACTATACACCTGAAAATAGCACTCCTAAAGTATTAGGAGCTTCAAATAGTTACAATCCGATTACATTTAGAGATG